CTGCAGGAGTTTGTGTCAACAATGCTCTTCAATGGCACTATGCGGATATTTTATGGAAGTTAAATTCTGCAAATAAATTATCTCCTACTAATCATATAAAATTAAAAAAAGATTTTGCAATTAGAGCTGCAATAGATGAATTCAAAACGTACAAGCCTGTGAATGATAAAGATCAAGCAAAAAAAGATCATTATCTAAACACAATTCCTAGTACAATTGATAACGCTTTCCAAGCAATTGGAAAATTAGGTAAGGCTGGTCCTGTAACTTGCGAAAATCATGTAACAATTCCAGGTAATGTTTTTTCTCTCTTTCTTGACATTATCGGAAGAAGTGATTTTGAGTTTGGATCTTTAGTCAAGTCTTTTCCAACAGGCATTTCTTCTCCTATACCCCAGCCTGCTGGTTCCTTTCTCCTTGAACTAAAGACTTCATGGTCAAGACCAGGTAAAATAAAAAAAGATGGTACTTTGTCGTTTGTATCTTCTAAATGTCCAGCCTTGCCTTCTCAATCGCATTTAATTCAAGTTTCATTTTATGCTGCTGCTTACAATTATGAAATTCCAATTAAACTTCTTTATGTATCAGAACAAGACTTTGCAATCTTTGATGAAACAAATTGTCCATGGCTTACAGCTGAAGGATTAAAAAAGAATTTTAAATATATTTTAAATGTAGCAAAAAGAAGAGAACGTTTATTTACAAGATACCAAGATTTAAGTGTTGATGAAATTAAGAAAAATTTAATTGAAGATGTGGATCCGCAATTCGATCATCCGTTTCAATGGAACATTGGTCAAGAATTTGTCGAGCAAGCTAAGAGGTTGTGGAATGTATAATTATATTGGCTCATTAATTTTAGAAGATCGAAAGCTGCGTAAAAAGTTAAGACGACAAAGAATTTTATTAGCACTTACAATAACAATAACAACAGGAGGTTTAATTTTATGGCTGATAAATTAGTAAAAACCATTAGTGATTTTAAGAATTCATTGAATGGTCAAACCATATCTATTCACGGCAAAGATTATGCAACTGTTGCACATAGACTTGCTATAGCACGCAGAAATTTAGGCATTGAATTAGATATAACAACAAAAATAATTCATTTGGATAACGAAAAAGCTGTTGTCCAGGCGGATATATTCCTTGAAGGAAAGCACGTTAGTACAGGACTTGCAGAAGAATTTAGATCTGCATCCAGAATTAACCAAACAAGTGCGCTTGAAAATGCAGAAACCTCTGCAGTAGGTCGTGCGCTTGCATTTCTTGGAATAATAAACGATCAGATTGCTTCTGCTGAAGAAGTTAGTCTGGCAATCGAACAGCAAGATAAACAACTACAAAAGGCTTTAACAGAGCTTGAAGTAATTAGTCATCTTGGAGCCTACAAAGCATGGCTGTCAACTTACAAACCAGCTTTCGAAAAATTGAAAGTGCATAATCCATTATCTTACAAAAGATTTATGGAAAAATTTACAGTCGTAAAAACTAACCTAACAAACAAAGGAGTTAACCTTAATGGTTGATACTAAAAAAAAGAATTTAGGAATTGCTGTTCCTAAATCTGATAAAAAAAATGCAAACAGTTATGATCTCTCTGGATCAATAGATATTGCTGGAGTGAAATATAGATTTGGTGCTTATAAATCGATTGCTAATGGCGAAGGTAAAATGCCAAAAGGATCTGAATATTATTGGTTCCACAGAGTTGAGCTTGCTGATGCTGCAGGAAACACAATGACTGCGCAAACATCTTTTAACCCAGATGAATTGGAGAAGATGTAATGGATCCAGATAAGTTTAAATCAATAGCTATCAACATTGAAACTTACAAAAAGATCGAAGAGTTGGCTGCTAAAAGATTTGAGCTGCCAATATCAATGAGTAAGACAATTGAGTTCTTTATTAAAGAAGCTCACAAAGATTGGAGTAAGAGTGGAAACAAACAATCTAAATAAAAGATTGAACTCCATAAGAAAAATAAAAGAATTGGAGTATGGATCATTCGATTGCAATATGAAATCAATTGCTAAAGTCTGGTCCGTACTTCTTTCTGAAATATTAAAAACAGAAATTATGGCTCATCAAGTTTGCTTAATGTACACAGCAGCGAAATTAGTAAGAGCCTCACATAAATTTAAAGAAGATAGTTACATTGATGCACAAAGTTATTTGGAACAAGCAAGACAGTTACATGAAAAAAATGAAACTAAAGAATTTACAAACAAATTTAAAAACTATTATGAACTATAAAGAATTTAAAATTAATTTGGAATTATCTCATAAAGATACAACGTCTGATTATAAAGTAATGAAACAATATACAAAATATTTAAAAAAATATGACCAAAATTTTAGATAATATTATTTTATTTCCTGGCAAGGAAAACAAACAGTTAATTGAAATTGAACAAGAATTAACAATTGTTCAAAAAAAAATGAAAGCATTAATGAACTTAAATGATTTTGATCTTCATCCAATAGATAACAAAGATGTAGAAAAACTTGCAGAATATGCCGATATAATGTTCTTTGATAGCTTTACTGCACGCAGACTAATTTCAAATCTTGCAGCAAGAATTATTGAGCAGCAGCATATTTTAGATGAAATTAACGAGGCTGCCGATGCCTAGAAGAAGATACAGGACCATCATTGGTGAGGCTAGATTTAAAGATAATTCAACAGGTATCTGTCAAAATATAATCGGTACATCTTGGTACATAAAAAATTTCAATAACATCCCAGGCTACTTTTTAAGAATAGGTAATACTTTTAAAGAGTTTCCAGCTGCTTGTTTTGAAAGCACAACAAATAAACCAAACAACCAGGAGAACAAAGATGCGTAAAAAGATGATGGAAAGTATTGAAGATCCATTTAATAAAATGATCGGTGCTAATTTAAGATACTGCAGAGTTTTAAGAAAATTAAGTATGACTGCTGTATCTGAAGTAATTGGTGTCGCTTATCAGCAAATCTATAAATATGAAAATGGTATTAATGCTTTAACTATATTTAGATTAAAACAATTTGCTGATTTTTTTAAAGAAGAAATTAAAAATTTAATCAATCCAGATTACATCGCAATAATGAGTAAGTTGGTTGAAGCTAATTTTTTTAACACTTCAGATAAAGATTTTAAATTAGGCTCTGTTAATCTTGCAACGATGGCGGATCTTTCAAAAAATGTATCTGTTAAAGATTATCACAACACAACGCTACATCTTAAATATGAAGGAGCTGCTAATGGCAATAATTAGAGTTGATGATATTGAGATTGAATTTCAAAAACAACATCCTGAAGTAAGTGCCAAATGGTGTGTTTATATTAAAGTAAGAAAAGGCGAACACGAAAAATTATTAGCGATGATTATGACTGATAATATGCCTTTTACTAGCTTTACTAATAACCAAGGTAACATTGTAACTAAAACAGCAGCAAGCTCTGTAACAAGGATATGTCAGTAATTGTGAAAACAACAACAGGCAATTGTGATTTTATCCTGGAGCAAGAATATCCAGATGAAGCTGCAGCGCAGGTTGAAGAAGGTAAAAAAATAACTAATGCAACGTTTTTAAACCTAAAAGTTTTTAACGTTAAATATAAAATTAAACAGGCAATAGATGTTGGAACTAGTACAAAACCTTCTTTGGATTGAAATGTTTTTTATAGTGGCGATGCTATTACTGTATTTGCTATGGAAAAATAATGATTGAATACGACAGCAAAATATTAAGATTAAAAAAACAATACCAAGGATTGTCTAGGTTAATGACATCTATAAGTGATCTATACATTTATGGAATATATCCGCAGAATTATCCTAATTTATCTGTAGTTTTGGACCAAACTAAAGATCACGTTAAACAAATACTAAAGGAAACTAAAGCTGAGATAGCTCAATTAGAGGAGCCTCACAGTAAATATGATTTAGTTCCTGGAGATACTGTTGAGATTATTGAAGATTATGAGTGAAATGATTGAAATAAAATTAGAGGATTTTCAAAGGCTAGCTGAAGAGAATGAGAATTTACAGAAGATGATTGTAGATAAGAACCAAATAATTGCCTCCTTAGAGGATAGGTTAAATGAAATTAATGAAAAATTTAAGAAAGACTAAAAAAGACATAACAGGTTACTATGGTGATGGTAGAGGAAATTTCTACACCTTGTATAAAGATGGTACAAGAGTTCTTGCTAAATCCAATAAAAATAAAGCAAAATAAAAATAAATTTGACTCCAGAGTGCTTGCTGGTTTATTTTAATAATACAATTAGAAAGTAATTTAGTTTTTTAACAAATAACTTTAATTGGTTCTTAACTAAATAGAAAGCAGGAACATTAGGTTACGTTATGAACAAAATAAAAACAATTACTCTAGCAGGCAATCAACAATCTTTTTACTCTAAAGCTAAATCTTTTATTGGTGGAAATTTAGAAGAAATAAAATTAAATAATAAATATTCTTTTATTGTGGATGCTGAAGGTAAATTAAAAAAATTACCAAAAAATAATAAAGCTACAAGACTTTACAACTACTGTTATAAAACTAACGATTACCTTTGCGGTAACGTTTTATTAATAAAATATAAAAAAAAGTTTGATTAAGAGGCTCAGATTTTAACGATCCAAGCCTCCGATGAGTTAGTGTATGTACTAACTTTTAAATATTGTGTCGTGATTTAAAGCTCTTTGTTTTGCTTTTACTCTTTCCTGACGTTCTTTAGGAGTACCAACTAAGGAATGATTACCATAAATACCGCTAGTTGTTTGGAAACGACTATGACCAAGAACTGATTTAACGTAGTTAGCATCTAAAGTTTTTTCAGAATTCATAGAGTTAATAAGCATTGTTGCTAATCTATGTCTAAAAGTTTTCAGAGGTGCGCCTTTAAATAAAGACTCAACAACCTTAATATGACCATCATATCTTCTTTCAATTGTAGCCAACCCCATATCAGCGTAAGTAGTCCAGATTAATTCCGATACTTTTTTAAGAGATAAAGTTCCGTATGTACTTTTTCTTAAACTTGGAAATAACCAAAGAGAATGTTGATAATGTTCATTAATATAATCTAACCAATATTTAAGGAACTTGCTTGAATGTTCATCAAGTTCAATAGCTCTTTTGCTAGCTTGGTTCTTTGTACGATTTAACCATGCTCCGTTACGATCTCTAACGCCTTCAACATTTAGATAACCATTTTCTAAATCTACATGAGATCTTTTAAGACCAAGTAATTCAGATCTTCTTAATCCAAAAAACAATGACATAGTAAAGATTGCAAACTTCATAGCGCATTCTGCATCTTTATTTTTTTCATTATTAAGTTTATCCAGGATTGCCTTTACTTGATTGTCATTTATTACAGTTGGTTTTTTTGTAAAAAATTTATCATCATCGGCTGGAACGATTGCATAAAATTCATGTATCTTAAAATTTAAAACTTCAAGACATGGTTTTTTACCTTCAACATTCATTCGTCTTAAAAATGTTCTAATATCTCTGACTTGCCTTCTTAAAGTTTTGTATGGCTGTCCAGCTTTATGAGCAGCTAATAAAAACTTTTCTAAAACTAAAATATTAAATTCAGATAAAAGAACATCAGGCATATACTTGTTGATCCTCTGATTATAATGACCAATGTAAGTTTGCACTCCGCCTGTTGTCAAACGATTATTAGGATCTTGTGCATCCAATAATCTTTTATTAGAATAGGCAAGCCATTCTTCTTTAAATTTAAACTCTGAAAGATTTTTAGTTTGTGCTGCATCTTTAGCTAATAGCTTTTCAAGATAATCATTAGCTTCAGATTTTAACTTAAATCCTGGAGCCATTTGCTTGCGATCTTGCTTACGTTGTATGGTCCAAAGATTTCTTTTATTTATTAAGTAGTAGTTCATATTAATTTAATAATGCACTCAGATAAGTTGGCAAGTGACTTAATGATACAAAGCCTGCACTCTACAAAAATATAACTTATGAGTTGCTAAACAAAATAAGTTAATAAATTCTGGTACAAATTTGGTACAAAAAGTTTTAAAAAAAATATTCAAAAATCAAAATGATTTGATTTCATTATACTTTCTGACAAACTATCTGATTAATTATTTCCTTTGTTAAGTTAACAAAGATGCGACTGATTTAATTTTAACAACTACAAAGCTAGAACGAACTAAAATTATGAGTCCTGCGCTCTAACCAACTGAGCTACCCCGCCATTGACTTTTAGACGACAAAAATCGTCTGGTACAAGTTTGGTACAAAGTGGTGTAACTCTTTTGTATTGCAAAAAAAAAATAAACTGCACCTTATACAAATTATTTACCATAATATTATAAAATCTTATAGAGAATTTGTACCACTACTTACAAGTTATTTTTGTACCAAAAATTATATTGTCTTATATGAGGTTTTTAAAAAAGTTTGATTTATAGACTCAAAATCGAGTCTGTTTTTAGGTAGGAGCCAAGTATAGTAACGACTTTAAATCGTTAATCCTGGAGTCTTTATGGAAGGAATTTTAGGTAGATATAGCTTATTTAAAGCCACCTAATAAGGATTGGTAGGATTTTTTAGATATTGTTGATTTAGCTTTGCTTCTGCTTGTGCCTGCTTTTTTTCTACGATTAATATTATAGTACAAACCTTTGCGAGCCATCTTACCAGATTTAGTTTTGTGATAACCTTTTTTCATTTTGTAATCTTTGTTGTTTTTGAAATTGTTTAAACTCCTGAACTTTTTTTTCTAAAGCAGGAATTGCTTTTATCTTTTCTTGCCTGATTTTTTCTTGTTCTTGCTTTTCTTTGATAGCGGCTTCTTGCCGTAAGCGTTCATTCCGTACATGATCTTCTTTTATTTTGTTGCGGTAATCTTCCATGCAATCTTTAATTGGAGGATGACCTGGATTTATTTTAATACAAAAATGCTTATATTCTGCACTAACAACAAAGGTATCGTTGCTATCCAATTGCGTTCCACAAAAAGAACATTTGAACGTAAGCACTCGCTTACGCTTTGCAGCGTTATTTGACATTGATGTATTGATTGTTTAATTAGCGCCACATTTTGCACGACCAATACCTAGCTTTAAACTTTGGTCCTGGAGTGCTGCAGCGATGCCTTGCTAAAAAAGATTTCTTACGACCTGGAATATTTTTTTTAATACTCATGTTCGGATCGCCAAAATTTACTTTGACAACACGAGATCCTTTTTTAACAAAGACTTTAAATTTTTTAACATCGCCTCGCATCACTTTGTTAAGTGATACAGATTTACTTTGATACTTTGCCATAATTACATTTGCAGTTTTTTAATAAACAGCCGAATGCTGTTTTGTAGATGCAGCTATCGTTTGAATTTGTCGATGACATTAATTCCAAATGATCCTGAGAATACTATTAGAACAGACCACCAAAATTCTGCTGGAGCCTGCTTTAAAATATCGAAACCTTTAATAACATAAGCCTGTGTTTGTGGCAGGAATGCCATACCAATAATGATTGTAATAAAGATTGTTAGATATTCATCTTTTAAACTTTTTTCTGAAGCCTCTACTTGTGCAACGGAAACAACTTTAGCAGCTTCAATCTCTGCAATTCGTTCTAACTTTTTAACTTCTAAATGATGATTAATTGCATTTACTGTTTTATCTACAACTAAACTCGTTAATGGATTTTTAATTAATGCAGTTATAAATCCTAACATATTATTCGCAGCTCCTCATAATGTTTGATAATTCTTGGCAACGTGAAGGCGTTTGTTCGTGCCATTTACTTAGCAGCATTTCTTCTGCTGCTTTTTCATAATCTTGTTTTTGTAACGCAGCTAAAAAGAATTTGAATTTTAAAACTCTTGGAAATCCTAATTGAAAACACATCTCAACAACAATGCCAAAAGCATCATCATCAATATCAAAATCTCCTACTAATTTATTTGCTCCTTGAATTGCTATTGCAAAATCTTTTTCAAAAACTTCTTCAAGTTCTTTTTTAGAATATTGAACGCCAGGTATAAATCCATCCTCAACAACAAGATGACCATAGCCAATTGTATTGTAGCCAAGGCTATCAGTATAGATTGTATCTCTATAACCTTCGTGTTTTTTAATCCGATCTTTTATTGTCTGTAAGTTCATTTGCAAAAATAGATCCTGTTTTGTTACCTAATTTGTAAGTTCGCTTTTTTAGATTTATATAAAATTGTTTAACGTTTAATTTTTTTTGAATGTCATTAATTGGTCTTTTGTAATGCCTGCTTTCACGATCAGATTTGGCATCATATAGATCAACTTTGCCTGTTTTTGTATTAACAGTAACAATGTCTATTGGACCAACGCCATTAACATTTGTGAATACTAGATGGTCATCATCTACTAATTCAAGAATTGCAATCATGTGAGCTGCAATTCCTTTGTTGTAATGTTTCAATTATTTTTTAAATGGTAAGATGTTCCACGCAGCAATTAGAGTAACAACTATTCCGATAATCCATACCAGAACTTTAACTCCACCTTTGCCATACGCCATCTCTTCCTTGATAATTTGAATGTCGTTTGAATTTCCTTGAACTATTTTATGAAGTTCGCAAATCTTTTGATCGATTGTAGTTAATGAAACTTGACTTACAATTTTTTTATTTTTCTTTGCCATGATAAATTGTTTTAAAGTGTTCTATGAAATCATCTAATATATTTTCATATCTCCATGCTAACCAAGCTCCTACGATAAAACTTAATATCATTAATAATATTGTCATGTTGTTATTTGTTAGTTGTTAAGAAAAGACTTATGGTCTTTTTGAGGTTAGATTTCTTCTACTATATCCCAAGATAAAGTTTGTTCGTTCCACTTATACTTATTATCATCTTGTGGATAAGCAACTGGTGCATTCCAAAGACAAGTATCTTCGTTTAATATCCAAGAGTTAAAAGTTTTAGGTGGAATGAAAGCATCTCTTGTTTCATCATAAGTATATCCTATTCCTGCATGATTTTTTCTTAAAGGTGTTCCATTATTATTATGAACTCCACCATGAGTGTTGTAAGATGTTTGTTTCCAAACAGGATAGCCTGTAAGTTTTGTTAAGAAATCAATTCCATTAACTTCTTGTTCAACTCCATTACTGTCATGTAATACTTCATTAACTACCGAAAGAACTTCTATTACTTTTGAATTTAATCCTATTTTTGCGAATGATGCCATTATGCTGTGTAACTCCCAGTTCCGTTAAATTGTAATACTGTTTTTCCTGTACCATTTGCGTTTGGTGTAACTGTTGGAGAACCAGTAGTTGTTCCTGAATAATTTGCGTCAGGCACACTTAATATAACAACTCCTTTTCCACCTGCTGTACCTGCGTTAGCAGAAGAACCATTAGCACTTTTACCACCTCCTCCACCACCTGTGTTAGCAGTTCCATTTGTGCCAGTTCCTCCACCACCAGAACCACCAGTTCCTACTGTAGCAGTATAGCTTCCACCACCTCCTCCACCAGCATAAGTAACAGATGAACCAGTTATAGAAGAAGCTGTACCATTACCACCAGCAGTACCATTGTTTGTAGCATTATGGTTAGAACCTACTGCACCTGCACCTCCGCCACCTGCAGCACCATCAGAACTAGTACCAGTTCCTCCATTATTTCCTTGACTTGGAGATGTACTTGGAGTGTTACCAGAACCACCAGCTAAAGTATTATAATTACCACCACCTCCTGAACCACCATTTGCACCTGCTAAAAATATACTACCATTATAACCACCACCTCTACCTCCTCCAGCAGAAGTTATTGTTGTTAATCCTGAACCAGAAATTGAAGAATCTGAACCTGAAGAACCTAAATTACTACCACTAGAACCTGCAGCACCACCATCACCTACTGTTACTGTAATTACTGTTCCAATAGCAACTGATTGAGTTGAAGTTCTAAATCCTCCAGCTCCACCACCACCACCTGCACTTGCAGTACCACTATTACCAGCAGTACCACCACCACCAGCTACTACTAAAAAATCTATTGAATAAGGAACTGGTGATAAAGCATCTGTTCCTTCTTGAATTCCTGATACTGCTAACCAACCTTGTGTTGAATCTATATAAGTTAAAGTTACTCCTTCTCTATCTCCTGTTAATTGTAAATTATTTGTACCACCTTCTATTTTATTTGAATTAGGATTAATTGTTAAATTATTTGTGTCAAAAGTTCCTGCGTAATCTACTAAGATAATTGTATCTCCAGCACTTGGTGAAGCAGGTAATGTTACTGTGAATGCAGCAGAAGTAGTATTGCAAGGATAACCTCTACCAGCAACAGCAGTAAAGCCAGTTGTTTGAACTGATTGCCAAGAAATTAATCCAGTTGTTCCTGAAGCAAGTTTTGCAGAAGTTACTGTACCATCGCTAGGAGTACCTATTGCAAGTACATCACCTAATACTAAAATAA